GTTTGCCGTTCGTCTTCAAAGGCGTTGCTGACAATCCGACACGCCACCCGCCACCGTTGCGCGACCAGTCAATAACGCGGTCCAGATCCGCGCCGCCATAGTGGCATTCATCGACGAACAGGATCTTGGGGGCTGCGTATTTATCCAGCCGCCGGGATAGCGTTGGCGTCATGGCGATCTGTATTTTTGCCAGCGGGTTTGGGGTGTAGTCAGGGCTGATCACGCCAAACGGAATGTCCAGCGTTTGGATCGTCTGGATCGTCTGGGCCAGCAACTCTTTACGCGGCACTGTGAAAACGCACGAGCTGCCCTTAGCATATGCGCCTGCGATCATATCAAGCGCCATGATGGTTTTCCCGCTGCCGGTGCAGCTCTGCATAAGAACGGCCTTGTGCTTGCTCATGGACTTGCGCACGCGCGCGACTAGATCGGATTGATCGGGGTATAGGTTCACTCTATCGGCTCCCATTCTAAATATTTTTGAAACATATAATCCACCACATGCGCCATCTTCTCAGACAGGTCTCCACTGGTGGCCTTTCTAAGCAATGCAACGTCTTGGTTTTCAAGCGTGTGGTATTGATTCATCTCTCGAACCATGAGGCGGTATTCTTCGTCGTGCATCGCGCTGTATATCACGGCGCAAAATCCTCCATCTCAAACGGTAGGTCCTCTTCGTGGGTGTCTTCGACCTCGCGCCCCAAAACATCATCAACCGGAATTGCAATTGCCTTGCTGGTCAGGCCCGCCATAAAATACATTGCTTTGTTCTCAAGATTATCCGCGCTCGGATAGTCGCCAAGCGTTCGCGCCCATGGCACATAGGGCGTGTCGGAAAGCAATCTTCTCAGCTGCGGGGCTTGGTTTGCGATCATCAGCATCCCGTCTTTGACGCGCAAGCCGTATGACCGCAAAGCCTTGTCGGCTGTGAATCTTTGTTCATCCAACTTGTCGTTTGCCTTGCTTACAAGGTCGCCAACTGTCGCTTCCCTGTTCATCCCTAAATGGTCATAACGCACCCGCGCGGTCATGATGTAGGTTATCAGCTTTGACGCATCGCTGTCGTCATATGTTGCCGTATGCCAGTCCCAATTTTGCTTGCTGATCCATGATGTAGCATCCTCCATTGTGACCTCTTTAGTTGTGGTCAGCATAAACGCACCCGCAAGCATTGGTCCTATCTGATCGCCGGATCTCTTGTTGCCAAAAATGTCAGATGCCGCGCGGCTGAAAACTGCAATGTTCTTCAGAAGAGTTGGAAGGTTTTCAATCGTTCTGGCCAACATTGCCTTTGAATATTCCGGCGTCAGCGTGTTGTGGATCTCATTCATCAGCGCCGCAAACCGATCACTGCGTTGCGGGTGCTCATCCCTCATCAGCTCAAGCATGGAAATTCGGCCCTTATCTGCCGTGTTTTCCACACGCGCAATGATCGCTGAAAAGCAAAAACAATTCCTAATCTGAAACGACTTGTATGCGTTGCGAATAACCCCGCCGGACGAAGCCAAGCGGGCAAGCAAAATAATGCTCTCAATGCTGCCCTGTTGTTTTTTGCTCTCCGCCTCAGCTTCGTCCATTACAACCGGCCTGCCGCTAGTTCCAATGTCAGCACGCACGCCAGCCTCAGTCGTGACGCTATCCACGTTAATACTGACCTGACCTAATAGCGGCTTGATAATCTGCTGCATAACTGTTGACTTGCCACTTTCCGCGCGCCCTGTGACCCAGATGTGTGGACGCCAAGGAAGTGACGATCCGACCGGCGCGACCACAAGCCAACCTGCCAGCATGTAGGCATATTGCGATTTTTTCCACGTCACGGATTTGCAGATATTCAGCAGCTTTACAGCATCAGCGTTTGCTAATGGATCGCTGTTGATGTCAAAAAGGTTTGGCCCGCTTTCATAAACGTATTCGCCCTTGAACTCTGCGGGGTGTTTTGATGTTCCATCCATCTTAACGATTGAGTTTCCGCAATTCACAATCGGCTTTCCTGCGTCGATCCACGCGCCAACGCCTCGTACGTGCTCCTGCTGGAAAATCCCAGCCCGGTGACATGCGTCCATCAGATTAGCAGTTGCAAACTCACTGACCTTGCTGGTTGCTGTTTTGCCATCGGGGTTGTAGTGCCGCATCCAGAACTCATAGGGTGCCAGCTTTTGTAGATTTGGCATTCGGTTCATATCTGTTGCGGTCATGCTTTCAATCTGACCTGTGGTTTTAGGGAAGAAATAATAAACGCCGCGATTATATCCAAGCGGCCTGATTTGCGCCAACGTATCATCATTGCGCGGCTCATCCATTCCGCCAGCCATTGCATCATAGTCAGGTTCCCAATTGTCGCCCATATCTTCCGGTTCGGGTTCCCGCATTGCAGCTTCAAAACAGGCCCGTACAGCGCCTTCGCCTTCAGTGTGCCAGTAGTCCCACCAGTCCGTTCGCTTTGCTGCGTCATTGGCAGGGATAGGCGGTGCCAGAACCATCGCGCCACCTATTGCAACAGCGGCCTGCGCAGACTTATCCGCGCCCGTGTTTGCGCATAGGCCAGCCGCGCGCCACTCCGCCCATCGCGGGTCATCTCCCGCCGGATTGTCAAAGCCGTCTGGACGCTTGCCGCCGGGTATCGTCCACTGATCCCCGTCGGCCGCAATTACGATCTTCTTATCTGGATATTTTAACCGCATGGCCTTGGCGACAGGCTTTAGATTGCCCGCGTCAAACGCCACCACGACACTGCACCCAAGCGCCTTGGATATTGCGCCCATCGTTGCCAAGCCCTCACCGATCACAAGCAGATCGCCCGTGCCTTTGATCGCGTGATATGCACCATCCTTGGCGCTCGACTTCAAAAACAGCTTGTCGCCGTCATCGTCGATGAATTGCAGCCCCACGATATTGCCGCCGGACCACATAGGCACAACAGCGGATCCGCGCGACATGCGGCACCCCAGCGCCTCAGCGGTAAATCCCTTGCGATCTAAATAAGCGTTGGTCCCTGCCCGATCGGCATTGCCCCAGATGTCCGCCGCCTTGATCGCGGCCTCATCTGCTTCCTGTTTGCGCTCGCGTTCCTGCGCCGCCTTCGCGTCATTCGTTCGCTTACGCCAAGCCGCGCGCTCTTCATCGGTCGCCTTGCGTGACGACTTCGTGTGCCACTTGTGCCAGACCTGATCACGGAAATTCATCACACCGCCAACGCCAAACCCGTCTGGATCAACGCGCAGGATGTAGCTGCCGTTCTGCGTCTTTGGCTTATCACCGGCAAGGCGAAAACGGTGCATCTTATCATCTGCAATGATTGCAGCCGATGAATCCGGAGCGCAGTCTGATGCGTGCATGTGGTCGATGAATGCGGTTAATGGGTCGGTCATAGTGCAGGTCCATCTTCAGTTTGGTCTTGCCCAGTCCGTGCCAAATTAACGCGCTTGATGGCCTCAATTGCACTGTCCGCCCTTATGTTGTCTTTCATATCGATCCCGCCAGATTTGACGACGTGCGCAATGATTTGCTCAATCGCAACACTCAAAGAAACCTTGCGATGCAATGCAAACTTGCGAACAAATGCCTCAGTTGGGACTGTTAAGCGGGTTTTCATTTCCATAGTGTCATTACCTTTTATGATTTGTGACTTCATTCAGTAGGGCGAATTTGAGTCAATGTAAACCCCAAATTGACCCCGCGTAGGGCCGTTAAAAACTTAAAAAACTGCCTATCCTAAGCTCCGGTTGGGGTTTCAGGTTATGCGGTTAGGTGTGATATGTAACAAAATCAAACACTTAGACCAAACATAACTCATAACCTTTTTTTGCGCGCATGCCCCCATATACGGTAGATGGGTGGGGTAGGGTGTAATGACAGGGGCAGAGTAATACGACCCCTATTATTATTATTATTAGTTAGAAAAATATATATATACAGTAAGCCCCTGATCTCATTCGAAAAATCACATAACCTTTTCTCTAACTCAAGGGTTTTACAGGGTTACAAGGTTAGGTTTGCAAAAGCCCCTTGCGTCATTACAAAACAAATGCCAGTATTCAGAGGCGCGGCTAGGTTATGCAGACCAAACATCGGAACCTCCCCCGACCGCCGCGCGCATTCTCAGGGATCAGTGATAGGAGATCACACAATGACAAATCAAGACACACCCACACTCTGGGCAGACATGACACCGGAGCAAAAGGGCGCGCGGTTGCTGGCGAAAGACCGCGAAGCATACCGCGTAAATCCAGAACCAAAGCGCGAAACGGTAACTATGTCTGGGTACAATGTAGGATATTGGTACTTCGGATCAGAATGTTTAATAGATCGAGACACCCACCAAATCACATTTGACACCATCAACGGCGAGCCTGACTGCACCACCATCCGCATGGATCGCCTGACATGACTGACACATCCCCACGCCGCTGGCACGCAAACGCAGATCCCCGCCTGCGTGACAGCCTTGACACCATCGACGCGCACCAGCAGCGCGTTGCCAGCCTGTGCCACTCACTCGCCGCGCATATGGGACACCCGCTGCTCGGCAACGACCTGTTGAAAGCTGCCCGATATCACGACGAAGCCGAGCGCGTTCTGGGCGATATGCCAGCGCCAGCCAAGGCGCGGTTCCCAGAGCTTGCAGAGGCCTATGCAATCGCAGAGCAGGAAGTCCTGCGGGGCATGGGACTGACTTGGAAGCTCACGGACAAGGAGGAACAAATGCTGCACCTTTGTGATAAGCTGGACGCATACACGTTCGCCGTGTCGCGCGGCGTCACCGGGCAGGAGTGGGACGAGGCACGCGCGCTGATTAACGTAATGTCAGACAAGTTCAAGGCGCGTGAATGGGTCGCGGCACAGATGGAGGCCGAGGTATGAACCTTTCACACCGTCACGAAATCAGGGAAGCCCGTATGCGCAGCTCACATGTCCCAGTGCCTGACAAGTTTTCAAACATCGCAAATGATCCGACATCAATCGATTCGTGGCAACCTTCGGAGGCATACCTTGCGATGATACGCAAATCGGTTTCCCGAAGGTGCACTGCAAACACGCAGCAGAAGGTAAAATATGTCGCTGGCGATTTAACCGCGTGGCACCTCAATGCGCTAAAGGCCATCACCAATGACGGTATGACCGCAAGGGAAATCGCGGCAGGGGCTGGCGTTGAGGCTGCGAATGTCCGAGTTGCAATATCAGCGCTGCGGGTTAAAGGATACGTCAGCTCGGTGCGCGTGAAGGGTATCAATCTGTGGACTCGCACGGGAAAGGAGGTGCAGTATAACCCTTGACACCACAGCCAAACCAGTGGCATGATGACCTTGTTTCTCATTGTTGTCTCCCAACTTAGCCCCGCGCCGTAAAAAGCGCGGGGCTTTTTTGTTTGCGTTGTCTGGCGTAAATATACCGTAACGCGTAACGATTTACCTTGCGCGGCGTTACGCGTAACGGTAATGTATTCCTAAGGGCGGCGATAGTCGCAGCCCACAGGAGAGACACAATGACCTACTTTATCAGCATGACGCACGAATTCTACGGTAACGGCGCATCGACGCAAGTTGACCTGATGGGTGCGGACACGTTCGAGGGTGTTGCGGTATTTGAAACCCGCGCCGATGCCGAGGCGAGGATCGAGGAATTTGACAACACGGTCTACCGCCAGATGCATAATGAAAGCGGACGCCCAGCGCTGCGCGTCAAGACGCCAAGCCAACTGACGGCCCGCCAGCTCGGTCAGGTTGCATGATGAGCGCGCCGCTCACCCGCCCCCGCAAGCGGCGCGCATTGGAAAAGGCTGGCCTGCGATACGTCGCGGCCTGGCTTCCCGTTGACAGGGTAGAGGCGTTGCAGCCTGAAATTGCAGCAACAGAAAAAATTGTCACTAAATTGCTTGATGAATTGGACCAAAAAAAATGACCGTTTCAAACTTTCGTTTCAAAAAAGCCGAAATCGGGTGCTTCCATCAGGAAGGTGCCAAAGCCGCGACCGAGGGATTCGGTAGTTTGCGTTGCAAGCATTAGCGCAGTGTGGTATTCAAGGGCCGGACACAGGAGATAAAGGGCGGGGCTGACATGAAAAGCAAAAATACGCCAGAAACAATAGACCACATCCTCGATAGAATTTCAGAGGGTGAAAGCATTGTGAAGATTTGCGGGCTGGATCGGGCTGATTACATGCCGTCCGCAGTGCTTTGGTATCGGTGGCTTGATGAAGATGCTGAACTTGTTAAGAGATACGCGCGCGCGTGCGAAGCAAGAGCCGAGCAAATCTTTGAGGAGATCCTCGACATTTCAGACGATGGCGCGCTGGACTTGGTTGCGAATGAGGACGGCAGTAAACGGCTCAACTCCGAGCACATCCAGCGCTCGCGCCTCCGGGTTGATAGCCGAAAATGGATGCTGTCCAAGCTCCAGCCAAAGAAGTACGGCGAGAAACTGGACCTGAACCACGTTAGCGAGGACGGCAGCATGACGCCTTCCCGCGAGATGTCCGACGCGCAGTTGCAGGCGATTATTGAAGCCAATGCAAAGCCCAAGTGACGCCGCCCAGGAACTGCTAGACCGCCGCCATGCCCGCCGAGACCTGCTGGCGTTCATCCAATACATGAACCCTGATTACATCGTGTCGCAGTTTGCCATTGATGTGTGCCGCGACCTTGGCCAGTTCTACCTAGATGTAGAGGCGGGCAAGCGGCCCGTGCTGGTGTTTGAAGCGCCGCCGCAGCACGGAAAGTCGGAGATAGTCAGCCGCAACTATCCCGCATGGTTATTTGGGCAGAACCCTAACCTGTCAATCGGTGGGCTTTCATACGGGTCCGACCTTGCCAGCGACATGAACCGCGACATTCAAAAGATTATGATGGCGGATTCATACGCGCGCCTATTCCCAGAGGCATCGCTAAACCTAAAGCGCGTGGTCAACGTAGGTGTAGAGGCCAAGCGAAACAGCGAATCCTTTGAGATTGTAGGCCATGCGGGCCGATACATCGCGCAGGGCGTGGGTGGTCCTCTAACAGGCAAGCGGCTGGACATTGGCATTATTGACGATCCGGTAAAGAACGCTCAGGAGGCATTATCGCCCGCTACGAAAAAAAGCATTTGGAACTGGTATCAATCCACATTCAAAACGCGCCTGTCAAAGAACAGCGGTCAGATTATCATGGCAACGCGATGGGCGCTTGATGATCTATCTGGGCGCATCCTTGAGGCGGACGCTAGGGCCAAACGCATTACGTTCCAGGCCATTAACAAGCATGACGAAGCCTTGGTTCCCGATTTGCATCCGGTAGAAAAGCTGCTGGAGACCAAGGCGGGAATGTCGGAGTTCTTCTGGTCTGCTTTGTATCAGCAAAACCCTATCACGATTGGCGGCGGCATCTTCAAGGATGAATGGTGGCAGTACCTAAGCGCACCGCCTGCAATCGAGTGGCGCGGCATTTATGCGGACACTGCGATGAAAACCAAAGAAGTAAACGATTATTCAGTGTTCCAATGTTGGGGCCGCACGTCCAGCGCGCAGGCGATATGCTTGGACATGATCCGGGGCAAGTGGGAGGCCCCGGAATTGCTTGTGCAGGCTCGTGCGTTCTATGCCAAGCACAAGGCGGTTCTAGGCCAAGGCACCCTGCGGCACATGAAGGTCGAGGATAAGGCCAGCGGCACGGGGTTAATCCAGACCCTAAAGCGTGAAGGCATCCCGATTCTTGCAATCCCGCGCCATATTGACAAGCTGACGCGCTCACACGACGCATCCCCTTTAATTCAGAACGGAAACGTGATACTCCTAGAAGGACTGCCACACTTGTCTGATATGCTTGCAGAGGCATCGGCATTTCCAAACGGCGCGCATGATGATACGCTTGACCCCATGATGGACGCGATAGACGATATTTGTCGCGGATCTACCCAAACATTCGGAGTGCTATAAATGTGGCCATTTTCCAAACCGCTTGAAGCCAAGGAGAACCCCGTAGGCGCTGCCTTCATGGTTTCATCGGGGCCAGTCTGGGCGCGGCAAGGTAGCAAGCGAAACTACGTTGACGAAGGCTATCAGATGAACGTGATCGTGTATCGCGCCATCCGAGAGATCGTTCAGGCTGCGGTTTCTATCAAGGTTGAGCTGCACCAGGGCGACAAGATCCTCGACACGCACCCCGCGCTAGACCTGCTCAAGCGGCCTAACGTGCTGCAATCCTATGGCCAGTGGGTTTCAGAAATGATCGTCAATCGCAACCTCTTTGGCGAGACGTTTGCCGTTGGAACGGTTGGCCCCAAGTTCGCTGAACTGTGGCCAATGAACCCGCTTGACATGGTGATTAAGCCAAGCACCTACGGCATACCATTGGCCTATTGCCATGAGAAGAACAGCAAGGAACAGTATTTCGCCGTTGACCGGATCACGGGCCGGAGCGATGTGTTCTTTCTCAAGATGTATAATCCTAACGACTATTGGCGCGGGCAATCGCCCCTCATGGCTGCTGCCCTTGCCGCCGATACTCACAACGCGGGCAGCAAGTGGAACTATTCGCTGCTGCGAAACAGCGCGCGCCCGTCCGGCCTGATCCGGTTCAAGGGCGGCTATCCTGCGGGCGAGATGATTGCGCGCATGAAGGAATACTTCAAGGACGCGCTTCAAGGCGCAGACAATAGCGGATCGGTGCCGATGCTTGCAGATGATGCCGAGTTTGTGGAGATGTCCAAGACGCCCGTTGACATGGATTTCCTGAACACCATGCGTGAGACTGGCAAGTATGTCGCAAGCGCGTTCGGCGTGCCATTGCCGCTGATCGACAATGACGCCTCGACGTTCAACAACTACGAGCAGGCCAAGGAGCGGCTCTACACCGATACCGTGATTCCGATGATGCAGGAGTTTATCGGCGCGCTTGGCCACTGGATGCTGCCCGCGTATGGCGATGGCCTAGAGTTCAAGCTAGACCTTGACAGCATCCCGGCGCTGGAAGGCTTGCGCGAAAAGATGTTTGCGCGGTCCGTGCTGGCGTTTGAAAAGGGAGTGATGACCCGTCAGGAAAGCCGGATAATGATGGGCTTCCCGGCTGAGGGTGAAGGCGAGTTCAACCCGGCAATGGCGGCAGGCATGTTTGACCTGCCAGCGGATGAACTCAAGGCGTTGGCATACGGGCTTGCTGACCTTGAGCGCAAGTAAATGGCCCGCACCCCCGCATTCATCACGCATGACCCCAAGCGCGAGGCACAGATACAATCTCGCTTGTTGGACGCGCTTGAGGCAAGGTTCCGGCGCAGGATTGCCAAGGTGCTGTCCAAGGAAGCGGCTGGCCTGCTGGCACGCTACCGTGAATTAGGCTTTGTGCCACCACCCGATAATGACGACGAGCGGGCAGTGCGTGACGTCTACATGGAAATCGGCCTGCGATCTGCGCGAGTGTTTGGCGCACGCGTGATAGGCGACGGCAAGGCGCGGGGCCATGTGCTTGAGGTCAAGTTTTCATTCGCGGAATTCTTCCGGTCGGTGGCAACGGGATGGATCAATCAAGAGGCAATCCGCAGGCGCATTACCAGCGTCACAGAAACCACACGCGCAGACATTGTAAGGCAGGTAGCAGCGGGGCAGGCTGATGGTCTAGGTGTTGACGCCATAGCGCGCAACGTCGCCAAGCGTGTGCCATCCATTAGCCGGATGCGTGGCGCGTTGATTGCCAGCACGGAAACACACGGCGCGGCAAACTATGCCATGCACGAAACCGCAAAGCAGACCGGCCTAACGCTAGTCAAGGAATGGGTCGCGGCTGAGGGCGAGCGCACGCGGCCTGACCATGCCGAGGCAAACGGGCAGACCGTGGCAATGGATGAACCGTTTATGGTCGGCGGTGAGCGGCTGATGTATCCTGGCGATTCATCGGGCAGCGCGTGGAACACCATCAAATGCCGATGCGTATCAATTCAGCGCGTGGCCAATCCTGATTTTTAACGCTGCACAGCATAGGGTTTGCAACTTTGCAAAACTGTGCTAAGACTTTGCAAACGGCTGTCGTGAGACACCCTATTCCCTTTGATGGAGCTACCGCGCATGTCGGACGCCACCGCATACCTCGAACGCAAAGACAGCGCTGCCCCCTTTGAGGTCAAGCTGGCCCCGTTGCAGATCAAGGCTGGGGTTGAGGATGACGACTTTCTCACAATTTCAGGCTATGGCAGCGTCTTTGGCAACGAGGACCTAGGCGGCGATCTGGTTATGCAGGGCGCGTTCCTTGACAGCATTGCCAGCGGTCGCAAGGTTAAAATGCTCTACCAGCACGACACTATGCAGGTTATTGGCGTTTTTGACAGCATGTCGGAGGATAACTACGGCCTCAAGATGCAAGGCCGGATCAGCAAGAAGTTTGGCAAGGGTGCAGAGGTTGCGGAGCTGATCAAGATGGGCGCGATTGAAGGACTGTCGATAGGCTATCGCACCAAAGAATATGCAATGGACGAGGAAACGGGGCAGCGCAAGTTGACCAAGCTGGACCTGTTTGAAGTTAGCGTGGTGACGTTTCCCATGAATGAACTCGCCAGCATTACCGCCATGAAATCAGAAAACATCACGGAGCGCGACATTGAGCGCACGTTTAAGGATATGGGCTACTCGAACCGCATGGCTAAGGTCATGGCGGGTAGTGCATGGAAGGGCCGAGACGAGGTTCTGCGGGATGCAGACAAGTCCGTTCCTGAAGTTGATCAGCGGGACGTTGACGACCTCAAATCACTTTTGAAATCAATCACGCAAACGAAAGGGACATTAAATGTCTGACTTTGCAGAAATCAAAGGGCTGGTTGAGAAGATCAATCCCGTCCTTGTTGAACTACGCGGAGAGATTGACGGCCTGAAAGCAAAAAAGCCCGTTGATGTCGTGACCGAAGAAAAGCACACCAGAATGGCCGACGCCATTACTGCCCAAATGGCAGAGATGCAGGCCAAGCAAGCCAAGATCGAGGCCGCGTTGCAGCGCCCCGGTTCTGACGGCAAGAGCGACCGCGACACCGAGATTGAAACCAAGCACGGCGAGGCGTTCCAGTCTTACATGCGCACTGGCCAAATGCCTGCCGGGTTCAAGGTTTCGTCTGACGGTATCGAAATCAAGGCCATGTCAACTGATGTGAACCCTGATGGCGGATATCTGGTGCGGCCTGAGCTTTCCAACACCATCATCACGCGCATCTTTGAAACGTCGCCACTGCGCGCCGTTGCCAATGTTGAGCGCACCGGGTCCAAGTCCATCGACATTCTGATTGATGATCAGGAAGCCGCTGCGCGTTGGGCTGGTGAGGGTGCATCTGGTGGTGCTACTGACACGCCAGAGCTTGGCCAGAAAGTTCTGACTGCGCACAAGATCGAAGCCGATCCGCGCATCACTACCGAAATGCTTGAAGATAGCTATCTCAATATTGAGGCTTGGCTTTCTGGCAAGGTTGCGGACAAGTTCGCGCGCACGCAAAACACCGCATTTCTTGTCGGCACTGGTGTAGGCCAGCCCCGTGGGTTCCTGACCTACCCGGCACAGGCAACGTCCGGCACCTACGAGCGCGGCGCGATCAACCAGGTCAACATGGGTTCGGCTGCTGCGCTGAATGCTGATGGCCTAATTGCCCTGCAAAACTCGCTCAAGGAAGCGTATCAGCCTGCCGCCGTGTTCGGCATGAAGCGCGCCACCTTTGGCCAAGCGTTGAAGCTGAAAGGGGCTGACAATTACTTCTTTAGCCCGGTTCTGTTGCGTGATGGGCAGGCCACCATGCAGCTTCTGGGCAAGTCGGTTGTGTTCATGGATGACATGCCAGCAGTCGGTGCCAATGCTCTGGCAATTGTATATGCCGACTTCGGGACGGCATATACAATCCTCGACCGTGTGGGGGTGCAGGTTCTGCGCGATCCCTTCACAAACAAAGGTTTCATCACATACTACACAACCCAACGTGTCGGCGGTGATGTGACCTCCTTTGACGCGATCAGCATCGGAAAGGTAGCCGCATAATGGCACAGTTTGATACACGCAACGACGCGGAATACGGGCTTGCTCTTGGCGCTGTTCTGTCTGGCACCGCAAAGGCATCCGGCCCATGGATCGACATGCAGGGCTGGGAAGCGGTGACTTTCTCCGTCGCCACTGGCGTTGTGACCGATGCAGGCGCGGCTGGTGGGTTCGCTTTCCAAATGGAGGAAAGCGACACAACGGCAGCTGCTGATGCGACTGCGGTTGCTGACGACGATCTGATCGGGCTGGAATCGGCGTTGACTGTTACGGCAGACACCGACGACAACAAGCTGATTGGATCCATCGGCTATCGTGGCGGCAAGCGTTACGTTCGCATGACTGCCACAGGCACAACCGGCACAGACGCCGCTGTCAGTGTGGCTGCCATCAAGCGCATGGGCGCGGTAATGGGCGTTGCGTCGATTGACGCAGGCACATCTGCCACCTGATCTTAGCGAGGGGCTGGCCACGGCTGGCCCCTTTCATAAGGACAGGAGACCCCCCATGACAGAAGTAAAGATGATCCGCACGGTTCCTGTCTCGCTGGACGGCTTGCGTGTGCAAACGTGGCACGCCGGATCGGTTCAACGCGCGCCTGATGACTTGCTGCTGATCCTGATTGACCTTGGCGCTGTTGAGGTGATTGAAAACAAGGCGCTATCTGGCGCACCGGAAAACAAAAGGCAGCGCAAGTGAGGTACAACCGCAAATCCGCTTATGTCACGGTATCAGATGACAGCCCTGCAATCAGCACGGCGCTGATGAAGTCTTTTCTGCGCGTTGACGGCGATGGCGACAATGATATCATCGCGGCCTACGTCACAAGCGCGACTGAGGCGGTGAAGCAATATACCCGCACGGCGATCTTGACGGAAACGTTCGTGTTCAAGGCTGATGGCTTTGTGCAGGGTGGCGGTGACGATAGGCTGATGGCGTTGGGGCCGGGCGTTCACACCGGATCGCGGCCCTATATTCTGGGCGGCGGTGATACGTTTGACGTAGCATTCCCGCCGATGCAATCAGTCACAAGCGTTGTGACGTTTGATCGAGGCAACAACGCGCGCACGTTTGACAGCGCGGGCTATCGGGTTGACCTGCAAAGCGGGCGGATCTACCTCAACGAAGGGGTGACATTCCCAACGGACTTGCGCGCGCAAGACGCGGTGCAGATCACTTATGTTGCGGGCTATGGATCTGGCAGCATCCCTGCGCCGATCCTTGAGGCTATCCGTATGTACGTCACGCAGCTATATGACGGGTGCGCGGGCATGACTGACGAGGCGCGGCGGATGCTGGCACCCTATCGGCGCATGGATGAACTGGCGTGGTAGGCTGTTGTTCCAAATACAACGCGCGGATGCTGAGTGAACCTATCGAGTTCCAGCGCATGACGCGCACAGGCGATGGCGCGGGCGGCTTTACTGAGGGCTGGGCGGCTATCACTGGCGCACCCACGCGGGGAATGGTCACGGCGCTATCCGGCAGTGAGCGGTTCCAATCGCAGCGCACTGAGGCCACGGCGTCGCACAAGATTGTGGTGCGCTACAACGCGGGGCTGACCACTGTTGATCGTGCCGTTATTCGCGGTCGGGCGTATCAGGTGCGGTTTATCAACAACGTGGATTTTGACGATAAGTGGCTGGAAATCAGCGCGGAAGTCGGGGTTGCGGTATGAGCCTAGAGCTAAAGATTGAAGGCATGGCCGAACTGCAGGCCGCGTTGCGCAAGGCCAGCGCAGAGGCGCAAGAGGCGGTCGGGGTTGCGGTGATAGGCACGGCTATGGAATTGCGCGGCGATATTGTGAAGCGCATTCAGGGCGGGCCTGCGTCCGGCGCGGTTTATACAAGAGGCGGCGTGTCGCATCAAGCATCCGCACCCGGCGAGGCACCCGCGAGCGACACAGGGCGGCTGGCGGGCAGTATCACGTTCGACAAAACTGGCCCTATGTCCGCAACGGTTGGCAGTGATCTAGTCTATGCGGCGGCGCTAGAGTTTGGCTTTGACTTCGGCGGCGGCAGAGTGATTGACCCTCGCCCCGCATGGGTTCCCGCGATTGAAAAAATCACGCCAAAATATATTGCCAGACTAGAAAAGGCACTGGGGAGTTCGTTCAAATGACTGCACCGAAATGGGGCGATCTTCGGCAGGCACTATACACGCGGCTCAATGCGCGGCTAACGGCTGACGTGTGGTCGCCAAAAGCACCGCAAAATTCAGAGGGCGAAATCAACACGCCGTTTCCCTATGTCGTGATTGTTCAGGCTACGGAATCGCCGTTCAACACGTCCGGCACGCGCGGGTCTCAATTCGTGGTGCAGATTGACGGATACGCGAGATCCACAGCGGGCCAATCCAGCGAACAGGCTATTGCGGCGCTATCATCGCAAGTTCGGGACGCGCTGGAATGGTACGAGCTGACCGGAACGGGCGTCGTGTGGGTGGATACCGAGTTCGAAACCATGTCTCTTGGCTGGTCTGATGACGGAAAAACGCGGCGTTTTGTTTCGATCTACCGCGTGACGCTGGACGAAGTAGCATAGCACTTTGCAACTTTGCAAAACCGTGATATGAGTTTGCAAAGTTTAACCCTAAAAGGAACTTATCATGGCAGCTTCAAACGGTCGCGCAGTACTCATTGCAATCGGGGCGACAAGCCTTGCAGACGAGTTGCGCACAAAAACGGTATCTTTCGCGGGTGAATTGGTGGACGTAACGGCTGATGGTGACAGCGGATGGATGACCACGCTGGACGCCACGTTCAACAGCCAAATGGTCACGATTGCGCTCGACGGTGTTTTGAAGGCCACCACGCTTTCCGACATGGCGTTCACGGGGTCGCAGGAAACAATGACGGTCACCATTGGCGGGCTGTACACGCTGGACGGTGACTTCCAATTCCAATCCGGATTTCAAATCGGCGCGCCCTACAACGGCGAGACAACATTCTCCGGCACGCTGCAATCTGTCGGCGTCATTACTAAAGCGCCAGTGTAAATGAGCATTTTCCGGGAACAGTCTTTCGATTATCATGGGGCAATCATTACGTTTGTTCCCTCGGTGGCATTGCTAAAACGGATCATGCGCCATGGGATTAACAACGTGGCGCTGGCAAATAAATGCGTACACGGCGGCGTTGATCTTGAGGACTTGGCAACGGCGCATTGTGAAATAATCCGCGCATCTGGCGGGCAATGCACTGAGGAGGACAGCTACGGCTTTTTGGCTGGTGGCGATATGGCAGAAATATTCAGCTTTCAAAAGGCTTATATTTCATCCGTGCTGCCGGGTGTGGATTTTGGAAAAAAGCCAGAGGGCCAAAAGGCGCTGCCCGCGAAGAAGAAGCGCAAGGCGAACCGGAAGACCACGACCTGAATACGCTCTACTGCGTTTGTCGGGGCTGGGGGATATCGCCGGGTGATATATGGGGGATGACCATTTCGGAAATCTTGCACGAGTTTGAGTGGAAGCGACCGCACCAGAAAACAGACTACGCGGGCGGAATGAGCGAACACGAACTGGACGCGATAAAGGCAGACAGCGCAGCCTTACGCGCGGAAATGGAAGCGAAAAAGCATGGCACTGCCCCCACTTCTAGTTAATATCAACGGCGATTCCAGCGGGCTGGATAGCGCGCTGGGCAAGGCGGGCAAATCCCTCAAGAACCTTGGAGTGATCGCGGGGGCGGCTGCGGTTGCCGTTGTTGGGGGGCTTGCCGCGATGACGGCGGCGGGCCTGCGCAACGTAGATACCAACGTGAAGCTGGCGCGGTCGATGGACGGCACCGTAAACGCGCTTACCGCTGTGCAGATTGCGGCGGGCTATGCGGGTGTTTCCGTGGGCGAGGCGAACACCTCAATGCAGACGCTCAACCGAGAACTGGCCAGTGCGAATGAGGCGGGTTCACCAGCGGCTAAGGCGCTTGAGCGTCTGGGCATGTCGGCGGCGGCTCTAAGCGCGCTCGATACAGACGACCGGATGGCGTCAATCGCTGACCGCGTTAAAGAGTTGGGACTGTCTTCGTCGCAAGCGTCCGACATTCTGCGGGATCTTGGCGTGCGGTCGCGGAACATGGCGCTACTGATGATCCAAGGCGGGGACGCTATCCGTTCCGCGCGCGAGGAAGTCACGGCGTTTGGCCTTGAATTGACCGATGCGCAAACGGCTGGCATTGAAAGCGCAAACGATGCTGTTGCGCGTATGTCATTGGTTTTTCAGGGGCTGTCGCAAATGCTAGCGGCGGAGGTTGCGCCCGTTCTTCAGGTGATGGCTGATCGGTTCAACGCTATTGCCAGTTCGGAAGCTACGCAGGAAGCAATCCAGCGGGTTGTTACCGCGTTTGGCCAGCTTGCAGAGATCATATTGTCAGAGGACTTCATGGGCGCTGCGGCGTCTGGCCTTGCTATGATTGCTGGGGCGGCGGCTGGACTGGCGGAGGGCATGGTGTATCTTTCGCAGAATACGGATATTTTATATGCCAGCATGGGCGTACTAATCGGCGCGGCCATTGCTTTAGGTGGGCCAATCACTGTTTTGGTGGGTATCATCGGGCTTGCGACAGCGGCATACTATACACTAAAGGGCGCAACAAAAGGCGCTTCCGATGCGTCTAACGTGATGACCGTGGCCATGGGCGACGAAATCACGCAATCGCAATTGCTAGATCGCGCGCTTGCAACAAACGGCCAAATGTCTGTAGAGGTCGCAAAGGTTAAGCTGGCGGAAGCACAGGCGCGCTACGAAAACGTCAGTGCAATCATCGCAGAGAACCGCGCGCTCGCGTTAAACGGATCATCATATACCAACCTGACCACAAGCATCGACACGGCACAGGATGCAATGCGAGGCCTTGGCGAACGCACAGTGATGAACTCCGCCAGCTACGACGAAACTGAGCAGACGCTTGCAGATCAAATCGAACGCCGCCAACGTCTTTTGGATGTTGATGAAGAGGCTGCTGAACAGTTGGTGAGAACGCAGGAAAACATTAACAGCCTGACAGATAAGATTGCCAACTCGACTGGAGGCATGATTACGACTGGCGACGGTGCAGTCGTGCCCATTACGCCAACCGCACCCGGCACGGGCACAGGCGGCACAGGCGGCGGTGGCCCGACCGCTGGTGTAGGCAGCGCAGGCGCGGTCACAAACGAAATGCAGGCGCGCCTCGACGCATTGACGCAGGGCATGATGACCGAAGCCGAGACTGTGCAGGAATGGTATGAGGCGGGCGATGAAACATTGCGGGCGGCACTTGACGCGGAGTTGATTACGCGCGCGGAATATGACGAGCAAAAGCTGCGCCTTGAGCAGGAACATCAAGAAAAGCTTGGCAAGATCAAGGGCCAAGAAATGGAGGTCACAAAGGGCGTTCTTGATCGGGTGGCGGGCCTTATGCAGACAAGCAATGCTAAGCTGTTTAAGATCGGGCAGGCGGCGGCAATCGCACGGGCGACCATATCGGGATACGAAGCTGCGGTGGAAAGCTATAAGTGGGGGGCAGCACGCGGCGGGCCTGCACTTGGCGCGGCTCTTGCTGCGGTATCGCTTGCGCAAACGGGCGCGATGATATCCAGCATCGCCAGCCAATCCCCAAGCGGTTCCAGCGGCGGCGGTGGGGGTGGCGGCAGTGCAGGTGGTGCATCGGCGGCAACAGCGCCACCACAAGCCCCGCTAGAAGCG